ATCATGCCATCTACAATTCCGTAGTCCGTGATGACAAAGTTGTACTCGCTGGGAGACTGTAAGTCCATTACATCTATCAGCATCCTTACGTTAGGGTCATTCATCATAGAAATTTATTTTAATTTGTCCGTCAGTTAGGTTAAGTAAAAAATCTAACTTTATCTGTCTAGTTCTTTTTCTTTGTTGAGCGTTCTTTATGCTATTATTAAATTAGTTTTATTTGGATTCCTTCCCTTTATCTGTGCAAATAATGTTTTATAATTAATGCTGTTATATATAGAAGCTTCCTTTATTGATTTATAAAAAATACCAGTCTGTGTATCTAATACTAAAGTTCTTTCACTCGATATATTTTTAGTTCTGTTCTTTTGTATTTTCAATTTGGTTTCATCGCTTTGTTTTTTACCGAACATAGGATTTAACTCACCTTTTGTTTTTGATGACATTAATTCCCTAGTATGAGTTGAAGCTTTTTTATTATAATTATGATTTAAAGATCCAATTTGTCTTTCAGATAGTTTTTTCTTAGTTTCTTCAGTATGTTTAAATCCTTTAAAAGATAATTTTAAATTTTTTCTTTTTGAAGATAATCCTATATTTTTACGATGAGATTCAGAAAAAAATTTTTTCTTTGCGGATATACTCATTTTTAATCTTGTTTCCTCAGAGAATACTCTTTTTAATTCAGATGTATTAGTTAGCACACAATTTAATCCGTTATTAATTACATTATAATAGTCCTGCCAGTATCTTTCTTGTTTATTAAGATTTTCAATATCACATATTTCCAATATAATAAATTCATGATTATAAACACCATGCTTTTTAAAAGAATTATATAATCCTTTTTGTTCTGATACATTTTGCATTCTTTTATACTGATTAAATCTTCTTTCTATGTTTATAGATTGACCTATGTATATTCTATCAGATGGTGAGGTTATTTTATAGATTCCTATCATAAAAAAACCTATTTGCTTTTCTGGGTCGAGGTCCATACTCAGCAAATAGGTATTTATTTTAATGTTTGACACTGTAGCCTCGACTCTACAATTACAAATATATGAATTATTTTTTAGATAAATAATCTTTCTTAAATATATTAAGAGTATATTTTTTTTTAGACCTTACAGTTTTTAGTATCTTATCTTCGATCCCCCCGTCTGTGAATACCCAGTAGATTTTGTTATTAAGTCGATCGATGGTCGTCATTCGGTCTATTCCTTGAAAATAGGATACAGCTGAATGTTGGATGTTATAGAATACCAAGAAGTCAGCATTCCGTAAGGATATACCCTCTCTACCACTGACAATCTGTAGGGCTATATTCTTGCCTGTAGAGTTGAATTCATCTAGGTCATTTGTCAAGTTATCTGCACCAAAAACCTGACTCAGTGCGTTGTATTCCTCCTTGAATACATAGAAGATTCCGATCTTACTACCTGCGAATCTGTTCTTAATAAACTCAGCCTTCGTTGTATCTATAATCATAGAGTTACCACTCTCAAACTTCACAGTTCCTGAGTACAGCTGATGTAACTTCTGCATTAGTTTTGCGGCTGTGTCAGCGAGTATTACCTCCTTGTTACCCTCTACTATCAGATCCTTAATTAGACGGGTTGTGATGCCTTTTATTACGTTACTCTGTGGTACGTACAAGACCTCCTCAACGATCTTTGATGTAAACCCTGCCTCTTCCTGCGTGTACGTCAGCATAAGGTGGGAGATGTCTCCCATTATCTTAGCCTCGATTCCGCCAGTGTAGTCGTTGTGCATAAAGGATCCAATCCTCTTCTGCGTGATGTTTACGTAGTCGTGCGCCCACTTATAGAAGTTAGAGTAGTTGATCCATGGCGACCTGTCGGATACCCAGAACTGGTGGTACATCTGAGAGAACGTCTCAGGTGATGGCGTCCCAGATAGGAACACCATCGGCAGGTGACTGAACATCTTTCTAAACATCTTGGTGGCAGTGCCTGGCTTAGGGATGGCAGAAAAGCGGTGATGTTCGTCGTGTATAACAAGGTCGAACTTACCGACAATCTTGTGCATTGACTCGTCATTGGTAACCGTGATGGTAAAGTACTTGTCGTAACCAAACTGTATGTAGTCATCAAGTATTCCATCGATAGCCTTCTTCTTGGTTAGGAACAGAACGTTCTTTGCCTTGTATAGTCTAGCCACCTCTAATGAGGTAGAAGTTTTTCCAGTTCTCACAGCTAGTGCGAGGTATAGGATACCAGCCCTTGCCAGTATCCCTTGCCCCTTAGTTGCTATGTCTACCTGATAGTCTCGTAGCTGCTTCATATATTAAACGTTTGTTGTTCTGGAAGCTTACTGTCAAACCTAAACATCACACCGTTAGCCTGACGTGTACGCTTTGGAGCGCAGTTGTACCTGTACTCACCGTATAGGTCGAGCCAGTTGTAGAACGTCTTCTGCTTGAGTGACTGACTGCCACGCGCCCCGTAGTCTGGGTTAGCCGTTATGAACGCAGAGTAGATACTCTGGCCCAGGTTCTCAGCCGTGCATTTAGTCATCATGTTGAAGTTATCATTTGCCCAGTCAAAGAAGTCCATCGAGGTAGACGATATGAAGTGTCTGTCCTTTAGGTTCTTATACTCAGCCTTGATGAACCCTTTCGATAGGTACAGCTGTAAGTTGTTTACCATGTAGTTGTCAAACTTGTACCACTCCTTGTCGTCCCATCCTGAGAAGAACTGGTGACCGAACTCATTCTCTGGCGTGTATCCCTTGGTGTAGTGCTGAGCAAACTCTAGCTCCCACTTACGTCTCTCGTGCGAGCTACCTACCCCCTTGATGGCGTAGTTAGTGGTGATGACGATCTTAGGTGACCGCTCGAACGGGATATGTATCTCGTCCTTGTTCTTCTTCTCAAGTGTTATACCCTCAGTGATAACTGAGAACAGCTTCTCGAAGTCAAAGTTACGGCTGACGTCATCGAACACCAGCATCTGAGTGTCGGCAGATACCCTAGAGTATCCGAACGTCTTCTGGAACGAGAACATCTTACCATCTATAACGACTGTCTTCTTAAGCATTGATATAGCCTTGACGTATAGCGACTTACCAGTACCACCCATCGGGTTGTCCGATATCACCTCGTCATTAAGTATGACAGCAGGCGCATAGGATGGTGGCTTGTAGCTGTGCATTAGGTATCCAGCGGTAGACTCGATGGACTTTATCCTATCAGAGTCGTTACCACCAATACGTCCGATGAACTTCTTGAACACGCAGTCCTCAAAGTCAGTCTCGACAAAGTCCCTGTCAATCTTCTGCTTCTCCCAGATGTATCCGTCGATGTCCATGTAGTCGATCTTCTCGTAGCCAGATGCTGTAACTCGAACGACACAGTTCCTGTAGTACAGGTACGCAATCCTCTCTGTGTCCTGCATTATCTTAGGCTCGATGGTCTTAAGGAATGACAGGTGCGACTCCTCGAACAGTCTGTTCTTGTCGGCAAAGTAGTTGAAGATAGACTTGTCCTCTAGCTTTATAAGGTACTCGTTCAGAACCAAGTTCTTGATCTCACCCTCGAATACGTCAGATATTGTGTTGTTCTTTATCTGTACCAGTATAGGAATCATTCCGCCCTCGACATAAAGTTTAGCGTAACCAACGCCCTCGAGGTAGTACTTGTACAAGTGGTTAACGTGTGACACCACGCCCTTACTAGACTTGGTCCAGAAGCACTCTGGGTCGTCGTCATTGTCGTCAGAGATTGATCGAATGATGTCCTGGTCTATCTTCTTATTTATCTCAACAAGTTGATCAACTGGCACGCCCTTCTTAGCCATGGCCTTAATAGAGTCTACCTTGTTGGTGTCCTCGTAGAACTTCGTTCCGTGTGCAGCGGCATTCTTATATGCCGAGCGTAGGATGTTAACTAGCTCTCGCTCCTTGTCTCCCTCGTCGTATGACATTATGACCGACCGAGCCTCAGACTCAGGTATGCCAAACTCATTCAGCGCGGCAGATAGTACGAACAGGTTGTTGTTCTTCTGTCCCTTAACCATACCAAACTCACGCTCCCACCAGATAATTAATCTACGAACAATCTCGTTGGTACTCTCAATCTTTATCGTGCCACGAGCCGTCTTAGTCTCGAACACGGTGTGCTCCTCGGTAAGTAGCTCGGTCCACACGACGCTGTCGTTGTTTACGTATATCTCTGGATCGTATGACTCGTAGCATATACGGCTGATATCCTTAGTAGTGGTGTCAAACTCTGGCTTGTTGTAGTACTTCTCAAGCGACAGGAAGTAGTTCTTGTGGTTCTTAATATCCTTTGGGATCTTCACAATCACCTTGAGTCCGTCACCAGAAGGAGACGTGAACACAGAGAACGAGTACTGGTCCTGGCATAGATGAACACGGTAGTCCATCATGGTCCACTCATCCTCGAATCCGTCGAAGTCAATACAGATAAGTCCGCTGTGCTCCATGATGGCAGAGGCATCCCGTCTAGAGAACTTTCCAGAGAAGCATATCGCAGGCAACATCTTCTTGTACTTATTCCTAGTAGGCTTATTGTCTGCGCCTGGATACATCCTAATCTGCTCACACAAGGTCTTTGACGAACCATTCTTGATCCGATCGAACGCGTGCTCTACATCCTTATAGAATGGCTTAGACGTGTCGTTTAATGTCTTAAAGTATGTAACCATGGTCTATCATTTTTTTATAAATTTCCTCAGATATCTTCTGATAATAGTGATACATGAGCTCTGTAATATCGTCACCATGCTCCGTGCATACCTCCTCTATCCTCATCTTCTCAAGTGACACCTCGTCATCAGCGAAGTAGTACTCTACATCTAGGTAGGTTTCTTCAATTTTAACTCTCATAGTAATTAATTTAGTTAGATAAACTGGACTCGAACTAGTATTTAATAATTGGATTTCTCCTATAATCTTAACGTGCGCCTATTATTCTCTTTCGTTCTTATGCTCATTCGCATCAACATATTATCACACATTAAAGCGTCTACCATTCCGCCACTACCCCATGTACGTCTTTGTATTATCCCCAGAACGTACAAACTGTGCCGACACACGATTCGGAAGGCGTAGTGCGCATTGATTAAAGAATGCCGAAACATTCTAACTAACGTTCAAGAGGCTATCCTCATCTTCGATCCATACCCAGCGCTAGGCAGAGGGCTAGTGGCAGTGAGGGCGGACTCGAACCGTAAAGCAACCATATAGGACTCGGCAACCTCGCCTCATTACGCCACCTCACTATTTTTATACTGTGCCAAAACTACAAAATAATTATGATTTTGGCGGATTATAATCACGTATTTTTTCAGCGTCCTCTTTTGATAGTCCCCAACCAATCATCTCCATAGGGTCGTTGCATTCCAAAATGCTAGTATGCTCAGGTAAAGGGTCAGGTATATTTTCGCAATTCCAGAACCACCATTGGTCGCCCATACTTTGTGGAGTTGAATGCTGATAGGTAATACCTAATCTTTTCATCATCCTTTGAGGATGTTCATCATTATAATAAGTCGATACTCTTAAATGTGTTGTCATTTCGTCCCGTTTAGTTTTATTTAACTGGACAAAAATACGGCTACAACTCAATGCATCCGTAGTTTTGTTTACAGTAACCTACTTAGTGTAAATCAGAAAGGAAGTGCGTCATCCTCTTCAGCCTCAACAACCTTCACAGGTGCTGGCTTACTCATAGGCTGGTTGGACTCAACCCTGAATGCCTCCAGGCTGTTGAAGAACTTCACCTCACCCTGTGGGCTTGTCCACTCACGGCCACGTAAGTTAAACGACACCTCTAGCTCTTGGCCCTCCATGAACATGTCAAGCATCGAGCACTTGTCCTGCGTCAACTGAAACAAGATATCCTGAGGATACGTCTCGTTAGTTCTGTCTGTTAGTACGAACTCTCTCTTAGAGAACTTGTCCGATACTTGGATGGTATCCTTAACCACCTTTAGCGTTCCATTTAATTTAAACATTTGTATTTTTATTTAGTAATCGTTTCTTATAATCTTCAGCATATCTAACGGCTGCTGCAATCCGTCTGTCCATGTGCTCGACGTGCTCGTCTGTTAACTTCACAGTCACGATGGTGCTGCGTAAGTTATCAGCCACGTCCGACATCATGTGCAAGTCATCCCCATCGTTCTCTGGGACCAAGGCCTCAGGCGTGTCGATCAACATGTAGGCAATCTCTCCGTCCGACCATCCGTCGTTGCCAGTGATCTTACGCAACATGTAGAGGTACGTCCTGATCTGCCACACGTAAAGGTCTGACTCTCCGTCCTCCTCGAAGTCAGGGAACGTGTCCTTGCTCCATGGGACCTTGATGTCGATAACCTTCATCGCCTCCTTGTCCACGATGTCAGGGTGTCCACCAACCATTCCATGGCTCAGCTCGTAGAACTCGTCGCCCTCGACTAGCTTCTTGTAGTCCTTGAAGAATATGGAGTTGTACAGCTCGATGGCCGTGTCCTCGCACTGGTTGCCCTTCTCGGTGTACTTGTTGCCACCAAACGATGATCGGAATTTCATCACCTCCTGGCGCACTACGTCCTTAATGAACGTCTGTGCACCCTTGGACAGCTCGATGTTGCCGCTTATGAACTGTAACCTAGCGTCCTTTAGCTCATCTAGCTTAGCCGTCATGATGTCCGTCAACTTAAATTTAGCCTTCAACTTCTCGTCTGTCTCGTCTCGCCATGACCTGAACCTAACGGCCAAGGTCTCTAGGTCTCTCTCTTGAGCATCCGTTAGCCCGTCACGTCCTAAGAACAGAGGGGCGATGCCGCTAGCCCTAAATCTCATTAAGAGCCTTGATTTGTTCAGGTGTCAAACTACGCGTGGACATTATCTTCTCCACCGTGGTGCTGCCCTTCTCGATCGACGCGATAGCCTTCGGAAAGTCAGCCGCAGAGATCGGAGGTAGGCTAGGTGTTACGATAGGTCGAGTAGAGAAACGTAGCGCGTCTACCTGGCCCTCAGGTGACTTGACCTTCTCCACACACAACACGACACGCTTACCCACAAAGTCGTCCTCGTCTACAGAGTTGAACAGTTTACTTAGACGCTTGAAGTTGGTTACATTTGTAACCATCAACTTCGGGTACTCCTTAAGCTTCACGAAGACCTTCTTCTCGGTCCCCATGGATCCGACTAGTACGTCGTTCACGAACTTGTCGATTGTAACCTCCACCTGGATGTACTTCTTGTTCTCGTCATCCCAGAGGTCCCATGCCCCTAGATGTTTGTCAGATTCATTGAATCTTTGGCGATAGTGTGCCATATTATTTAATTGAGTTGAGTTATAGGTGACTTAATTTCCCCGTCACCATTTAGGGGATGCAAAGATGGTAATAATTTTTCTAATCTTCCGACATAGTCATCAAATTTGTTAATAACTTTTTCTCTAGACTCCTTAAGCCTAGCGGCAACCTCGTACTTCTTATTGATTAAAGCCCTTCTAATCAGTCTGTTATACACATCAACACGCTTGTTATACACGTCGATGCACACACAGAAGGCGCCAGCCTGCCAGCCCTGATATATGAACACGTCAAGCAAGTCCTTGCTCACGTTCTCGTAGTGGTCCGAGTTAGTCATCGTATTCTTGACCTCGACCTTGCCGTTAATAAATCTCTCGATCTTCACGCCGTGGTTAATGTACCACTCACTATTGGACGTCTTGCATAGCGTAACGTCCTCGTTATTCTTTAGTTCTTCCCAAGCTTTCATATCTTACGTTTTAAAATTAAACAACCATCTGCATCAAGTTTTGGAATATAAAGGTTTGTATTATTCAAAAAACCTTCATTTGACTCACGCAACTCATCAATGTTTTTACTTCGCATCTCAATCTCCACATCCCATTCAGTTTGTTGTAAATGTTCTTTCACGTAGTCATCAATATTAAAATCTTGATTTTTACCTTGACCTTTGGACAATCCTGCATAAAAAGATGACTTAACAAGTTGTACCATATCCTCCTCACTAAACTTCTTATCACCCATCAACTCAATTGCTTTTTGGAAACCATCTTCAAATCCTTGATTTGCTCCCAATTTGAAGTCTACACTACCTTTAGCTTTTGCGCCATAAAAATCTGCCAACTCATCCAAATCATAACTACGTTCAATTGCTTGACAGTTTTTGAGGGACAGCTTATTTACAAACGTATTATCAGTCGATGCAAATCCAATTATTAAATTTTCTTCTGCAATTCTATGATATAGGTCATAATGCTCACCAACTTTTATCAGTTTTATTTCTTTCATCTCAATCTAAGTTTAAGTTATAATTATTTAATATGCCTCGCAATGTATCTCGTAGTGCGTCTGCAATATCCATCTCTGTTCCAGATGCTAGCTCCGTATCTGGCAGTAGACTAACATGGTACTTGGTCGTCTTCCTTAGCATCTGGTCTATGTCCCACACGACACTCTTCCACTTGTATCCGTCCAATGCCGTCTGAAAATCGTCCTGTTCTTCGTTTCCGTCATATTCTAGTGTTACCTTCATAGCTTCGTCTTGCTCTTGAACCTAGTGCTAGGTGGTCTGTTAATATCTATAACGTCCAACAGCTCGTAGTTAAGAACTGTAGCCATGCCAGTCGCATGGATGTCCGAGTACTCGCTAACGTACAGCGTGTCAGGGTAGACACCATCCGCAATCCACTGCTCGTAGTTCACAATCACGGTGTCTACAACGTGCTGTAGTCCAGGCGTCTTAATGTTATGTAGAATAGTTGCGTGGTCCTTGCCAAACATAGCCGCAAGGTCTATCATCAACAGCCCCTGCTCCATCAACTTAAGGGATACAACCCTGCGCATCTCCACGATGTAACTCGTGCGAGACTTGCGTACAGGATAAAAATACTTGTGCAGGTACTCAACGCTCTTAAGTAGTGACACCCGTCTCTCGGCCTCTCTCAGCCGATCTTCATAACTTCTTTTCATAGTTTCTTCGTATAGTTCGCGTCCTGCGCGTAGTTATTGCCCAAGTACTCTATGTACTCACTGCGTGATAGTCTTGAAAGGTACTTGTTGTAGTACATCGCGTAGTCGTCAACAGACTGACGCCATGAGCTATAGGTCGCATGACCCCTGCTCTCACCCGTTGCCGTTGTTGCTCGCTGTCTAGCCTGCTTCATGCCGAACAAGTTGTTGTTCTCCCTAAAAATCTTAGAGGAGAAGTTACCACTCTCCAACTTAGCCTGAGAGTACACGATGTCGGCATGACGTATGTTCAACTCTCCTAGGTATTTCTCTAACGCCTCAGGGCTAAACACGTCCTCAGGTGATGGAACGTACCTTACAATTGTTTTAGTGCTTGTACGGGGCTCTCTTGCGCCTTGTACGACTATAATACTCATCATCAGTAGGACGATGAATATTAGAGCTCTATTATAAACAATACCATGCATATTAAACTTATTAGAATTGATACTAGGCACACAAAGGTTATAACTTGGTGAACCCATATAGGCTTAACGTGCCTTGCCGAGTAAGTAGCCAACCACAGGGAGACCATAAATACTAGTAAACTGATAATCATTCCGTGAAGATTGTAATCAACATGAAATCGTCAGTCGGAGTTACAAAGATGGTGGACGTAAAGCCACTCTCCCACGTAACAATCCAGTATCTATCTCCGTCATCGTCTACACCCTCTGGCATATTGAACGACTGCCCCTCCTGCTCTAGTATGTTGTTCAACGTGTAGATAGCTATCCTATCGTCCGAGTAGAAGAACTGATGGTTCTCTAACCCCTTCTCCTTAGATACGTACCACTGACTAAAAGGAATCTGTTCCGCCTTAGCCTCAATTGTAATCACGCCACTCTGTGCGCTTAATTCTAAACTCAGTAGCACGGATGCTACTACCATTACTAATCTTCTCATGACTCTAGTTTTTTTAAAAGTTTATCTGTTAATATTACTGATGCGGCAATCATCTCATCTGATGAATCCTCAAAGCCTCCGCTCAGTAACCCTTGCAACATCGCAGTTGCCATGTACTCACGCTTTGTGAGTCCTAAATTCCATTTGGCGTTCGTCTCGCAAGCGAACGCGCCCTTCTCTCCGTTGTTCATATCTTTCCAATTAACCATACATAAAAAGGGATTACTAACACTAGCGCGAATCCCCATAACGCGCTATACTCAAACGACTTCCATATCCCAACGATGACCAATACGTTCATCGCAAATATCGTAAGTAGGTACTTTATCATTGCTTAATCAATTAAAAATTCGTCCGTCTTAAATACCTTCATGCCCTCAACTAATTCTGCTAGCCTGCACGTTACAATTGCCGTTGCATGAGGGTTACTGTTCTCACTTAACCACTTCATTAGTGGCCTTACAGCCTGCTCAAATGTAACCTGACTAGGCTCTTCCTTGTGTGCTACCTGAGGTATGACCATGCCGTATTTATTATCACCCAATGGGTAGGTCTTAACGTACTCACAACTTGGATTCTCAATGAACCACTCTAAAAACTCATCATTAGCGAATCGAGCACCAATTAAGTCTTGGTCTGTTGTTAGGATTATTTTTTTACAACCATTAGGATTTCTACCATAATCTCCTTCAGCGTATATTATACTCATTAAAACTTTTTTACACTTCAAAATTTTATGATCTGAAGTTAAATACCAATCTCCTTCTTTAATTTCTTCATCAGAAGTGATGTAGATGCTTCTACCTTCCTTCCAAGTTAGATGTTTTTTTGATAACCCAAACTCTCCGTATGTGTACCAATGTAGCCTTGTAGGCTTGTCTGTTTCTAAAATGTGTATGTTTTTCATAACTATCTGATTTTTAAGGTAATGCTGTTCAGTGTTGCACTAATGTAGTTAAGTGACACTGCCTAACTCTCTGATTAATAAATGTTTACGCGCTCTAGTGTCGCAGTGTCGCACAAAGGGTCAAATCTACAGAAAAAAAACTTTAAGATTATAACCCCTCTATACCCTACTATTATTTTTTTTTATTTCAATTCTATCTTTCTACTACACTACAGCACTAAAAAGAGATAGAAGTAGATAAACAAAGGGATATAGACGTTTTTGGTGCGACACTAGTGCGACATTCTGCAGCACTAAGCTACACTAAATCGGTCGAAATTGCTAAAATTAGCAACCCATTTGCATACTTTCCTGAAATACTATACTCAGGCAACGACAACTCATAGCCATTTATAATTATAAATTTAGTTAAGTACTTAGATACTTCCTCCTTATTTTTTACAAGGCTGTAGGTTAAATTTCCGTATGATTGTGATTCACCCATCACTCCCGTGCATAGGTTGAAGTTAGATGAGCCATTCTCCCATAGCTCATCTATAAATTTGTGTAGGTTCATATTAATACGTATTAAAGTACATAACTAGTGTATATTCCAGACGCTCTATCAACTGCTCGTCAGTCATGGATGCGTAGTCCTCAGACCTCCAACCATACTCAGTCAGAAGCCTAATTAACTCAGCCCTCATATCTCAATGGTCTTAGCATTGTTCAAGTCGTAGTACGCCAACTGATTGTTAGCCACCGCCACCCGCAACGCGTCGTGCTCGTTCTCGTACACGTTAGAGATGTCTAGGTACAGCACGCCGTCGTCTATCCAACTGCCTAGGTACATTCCTGGTAGGCTTAACACGTCGTCGTTCTCTCTTGCGTACAGCTGGACAGCTCCGCTGATTAGGATTTCCTTCACAACTTCGTTTCCAAATAGTTGGAAGGTCTTAGTGTGAGCCTCCATTGATACAACGTATCCGCTTGTTGGAACGTCACCCGTTGCAACGTTCATTGTAGCTCCACCATTCTCGATGGTAGACGCTACGAATTCATTTAGATTTTTCATAATTAGTTCAAATTAATATCGCCGATAGCGATAAGTTTAGTTGCACTACTGCTCTCTGCGTAGTGTATTACTTGGTACGCCTTGATTCCTGTGAACCTCATTAGGTCGTATATTTCCTCTGCTGACTGTTGAATATCTCCGCCCTCTAGTTCTTGTAGCACCCACTCTTGGGCTAGACCTACAGGTCTTACTACCGCTGTGTACTTACTCATAACTTATCAAGTTTATCTTTTAATAACATAACCAACTCGTCGTCAAACGCTAGGTAGTCGACCTCGAACTTGCCTAGTCGCTTTGTTCCTGTGCGCTCCTTATACTCTGCCTTGATCTCTGCCTTCCGAGCGTCGATCATCTCGTGCAATGCGTTCTTCATTACAGACTGAAATTCATACATCTCCCACGTCCTGTTAATGTAGTTACACTTAGACGTGTGAGTCAAAATATCGTCGATGTATACCTCTGTCGTGTGCTTGAACCCACCTCTAGTGGACTTGTAGCTGTTTTTAAATCTTATTGTTTCCATAATTAATTAATTTAATATTCGTTAATACCTATAGCTTCTAACAACTCTACGTCGTCCTTGTCTATGTACTCAGCTAGAGACTCTAGCTCTACCAATTCTCCGTAGCTAATTCTCTCAGCTCTCAGCTCAGCTCTTAATTCTTCTAGTCTTCTATCAATTGTACTCATAACTTCCAGTTTTTATTTAATATTTTTTCGTTGTATTTTTTATACATTTCTTTGATTTCGTCAGTTGGTCTGTCAGGCGTATCTTCTCCATCTCTTAACGCATCAGCTAGACTATCTAACCATTCGCTTTCCAATTTCGTAATCTTAAACTTTCCTTGGTAGTGAATAGCAATATCAATTAACTCTTCCTTACTTAATGTTTCATAGTATGCTCTCATAATTCCTAGTTTTTAATTTGCTGTTATAAATTTCCATCCGTACTCCCTGCACATCAGGTCTACAAAATTCTCAAAGTGACGCTCATCCTTGAACGTCTTGTGGAAGTTCTTATAGACTCCCTTGTCTGTCTTAAATGTCAAAAGCATAATAGTTCTGTATTAAGTATATCCTCACTATAGTAGCGAAGCCCATTCCTCGCCATCTTTACCGTCCACGTGTGTCCGTGAAACGTCTGCGGTTGCCCCAAGTTTACTATCTGTTGGAGCTTGTCTCGTAACGTTAGCCCACGCTGTGTGCCTTGCGTCTTTTGAAATCCGTATGCCATTACTCGAAACTTGCTGTTGAACCATAGTTACCTATGATTAAGTTAATTACTGCTATAGCGATACCACCGAACGCCATTGTCCCCATTACTGCTGTTAAAATTCTTGCTACTAACATATCATTAAATATTGGTTAAGACCTGAGCGCATTGCTCAGGTTTCGGCTATTAAAGCCATCATCAGTCAACCTTTAAGAATAAGTCTCCGAAGTTGCACTCGTCACTTGTAAAGTTACAGTGAGGGCAAACTACCTCAGCCCCATCTAATCTATGTAGTAACACATCTCCGCAGTCTCCACACGTTACAATGTTTATTCCTGTGTTCTTAATTACTTCCTGTAATAATTTATATTGATTTTTCATAATTTCTAACTTGTTTAATAAATAATACTCCACTCAAAATTAATATTGCTCCCAATTCGGGAAGGTTGTAGTATGACGCCACAGGCACCATACACATTGTTAGGATTAGTGCTTTCATCTCCAATCTCTTGTAATGCGCATACGCTCTCTTACCAACTTGCCTTCTACGAAGTATCCAATAACTTCGTACTTTCCTTCGATTCTAATTACTTTCATACTCATAATTAATGTATTAATTGATTAAATTCTAATCGTTTTCAATGTTAAATTTTTTACACAAAACCTCTCTTATAATGTCTTGTGCATCGCATTCTGACTCGTCATCCGTGTCGGTGCAATCTTGAATTAAACCTTCTTCAATCATTTTCCATACAATAATGATTGATAAATCCTTGATGTCATCTAATGTTAACATAATTTCTAATTATTAATTGATTAACCTTTCATCGTTTTCGAATCATCGGTAGAGACACACATCTCTATAGGTTAGCAACACTGTTGTTGTTGCTGTTACGCCTAGCCGACGGTTTGGTTATTCGTGTGCTAGGGCGACAAGTTTTCCACTTGCAGGGACGCTCTATAAAGACTTACTACCCTCGTTGTTGTTGCATCCTATCTCATATGCCGTGAATCAAAGAACTTTTACAAATGTTTCGAATAACTTTTTTAACTTCCTAATTTTTTAACACTTTTTTTTTGTTGTCGGTATCGTGCTTGGTGTTGTAACCCGCTTTTAATTACGCTGTGACTATTAGTGTGTGTATGTTAGTGTCATTCTTAGCTCGTTTGCTATGGTACAAATCTACAACCTCTTTTTCGATTCCACAAGTTTTTTAACAATTATTTTCGAAAGACGGGTAAAACATTTTGGTTTGACAGTGCAATGGTCTGAAAGACAGGTAGTTATGTAGTGAAAAAAATATAAGGTTTTTTTTGTCTTTTGGTAATTATGTGGGGGGATGGGGTTATTCTAGTGCTCATAACGTCCGATGACTCGGCAAAGAATGATTTTCAAGCGGACAATTGATGGGGCGAAATGCACACCTGTACGCACTAAATGTATACAGATCTACCGATATTCGCGTATGGATTCTCTGAAACCCTTGCTACGAGCGGATTGTCTTATAATTGTTATTATGTTAAATAGGATGTATTGTTTACTCGCACATACAATGGAAGGTAGCACGTTCAGTTGGGCGAATGGTGAGACCTAACGAACGAACGACAGCGCGATCACTATAGGACACCCGCGCGTGTAATAGACAGCACAGGTGTAGGCATAGCACCCCTAGGAAAAGCTAGAAAATCCGAGGGAAAAATCTGAAAACGATACCCCCCTAGCGAAATACAAACCGTTTTCCTCGCGCGTACTATTCTATTAAATGGATATATTACCCGCACCCTCCGAACGTGCAATAATTTTTTATTACCTTTGCACTGTTTATAAACAATTAAAAACATAATTATGCCAAACGAAACAAAATTTATGCAAAGAAATGCAGCTGCTGGAAAGAGTATGAAGACTCAGACGTTACCAGAGGTGACTGTATCTGTAACTAAGAAGAAGGTAGTTGCACCAACTAAGCCTGTAATGAAGGAGAAGGGAATGGTCGACACGAACGTATACATTATTCGTGATCCACAGAACGAGTATGCCTACCGAGAGGTGAAGAGAGGCACTAAGGGAGCTCAAGCTGTTCCTCCAAGTCGATACGAAAAGATGAAGGGCGGAATCGGACCAATTAAGAAAGGTTAATAACAAATTAATGTTAATACGGCCCCTAATTTTCGAGTTAGGGGCTTTTTAGTGCTGCTTAGTGTCGCATAATGTTGCACTAGTGCTGCATTAGTGCTGCACGAAAATACTCTGTATACCTTGCTATTACTGACTTTTTACTCTTTTTTTATTATTTAGTGTAGTAGAAAGACCAAATCAAAATTAAAATAAAAAAAAAGATAGTATATAGGGTATAGTTCCCCGTTATTTTTTTTTATTTAGAAAAATCCGAAAAGTGCTCCGTGCGACACTAAAAACACTTAACTATCTGACTGTCAATCTTTTAAGCGAAAAATGTGCGACATTTTTGCGACACTAGAGCTACACTGAGCTACACTAGATTGCTAAAAGCCGCATAAACATTAAGTTTCTTGCGACACTAATAAAAAAAGTTTGTATATTTGGTCCATGGAAGTAGGAAGTAGGGTTTTATGTACGGACTCGTCGATCAAGGCGAGCGAGATTTTTATGGTTAGCATGGTGTACAGCATGTGGGTTGACAAGGGGTCTGAGTATACGGTGAGGGAGGTGCTAGACAACGACGGCATAGTGACGGGCTTACTGTTGGACGGGGTTGTCAACGATCCTATACCGCAGGAGCTGCTGGGTGGACGGTTCCAGGAGCCAGCGTTCCGTGTCACGAGGTTCCAGGAGCTGCACGAGGACATGGCTGAGGTTAACCAAGAGGCTGAGGTATGGATGAACTAAAGAAAATACTGACGCATGACGTCATTAGTGCGCTATGTACTATTGCATATAGCACAGAGCTGACGGACATACTGACGGACTCCATCGAGGCGTACAAAATCAGCGAGAACTTTGAGGAGTTTAGGTTCCTTATGGATAAGATGGGCCACATGTTCGACATCTCGATGCAAGTAATCAACGAAGACACACAGAAGGAGATCCATGCGCGCGTGAACAACGAGTCGCACCAGTCGGAGCTATGGCGCCAGGCCGTTATATCGGCTACAAACTCCAAGCATCCTGACCCGATAGCATTTGCTGACAAGGTTTTAGTTAGTTATAATGAAAAATTTACTATATTCGCATAAAAATTAAATAAAATGGTAGTAAAACAGATCCTATTTGACGAGACGGGTAGAGAAAAATTAAAGAACGGTATCAGGACGATATCTAAGGCGGTAGGTTCGACTCTCGGACCGTGTGGTAACACGGTTCTGATGGAGTCGGAGAACCACGTAGGTGGAATCACCGTAACGAAGGACGGAGTGAGTGTTGCCAAGGGCATCAACCTTATGGACCCAGTTGAGAACCTAGCTGTGCAGCTTGTAAGACAGGCTGCATCACAGACTGCGATCCAGGCAGGGGATGGTACGACGACATCTGTCGTACTTACAGAGGCGATCATTAACGCGGCTGACGAGCACATCACGGATAAGAACAACCTGACTGAGGTTCTGCGACACGTCGCGTCTATCGCAAGTAAGATGGACGCCAACCTGGTAAAGGAGTCCAAGCAGGTGTCGGGTAAGAGGCTGCTAGACGTAGCGACAATATCGTCAAACAACGACCCAGTGCTCGGTAAGCTAATAGCTGACACCTACGCACAGGTGTCTCACGTTACCGTAGAGAACTCCAAGACCACTAAGACATATACTGAAGTGGTTAACGGGATTAAAGTCGACAGGGGCTTCTCTAGTCGCTTCTTCGTTAACGACATCAAGAAGAACGAGTGCGTGCTTAACAACCCGTACATACTGATCACTAACCAGGAGATCACTAACTTGGAGCACATGGTCGGAGTCTTGGGGCCAATCATCGAGAAGGGTGAGTCGCTGATGATCATCGGTCAGCTTAACCTGGCTACGATGGGTACTCTGAACAAGAACGTATACGAGGGGCGCATCAAGGCTGCCAATATTATACCACCGAGCATGGGCTACCGACAGGACGAGCTTATGACAGACCTTGCAATTGCACTTGGAGGACACTTCTTCTCCACCACAACTGGTGATAACATCGCTAATGTACGGCTAGAGGACCTAGGACGTGCGTCCAAGGTGATTGTCGGGATGGACAAGACCATCATCGTGCCTATGGACGATGACAACTTACAGTTGGAGGACCACGTTACTGATTTGTCCATGAGTATTCAGGACAAGACTGACCAGGAGGACATCGAGTTCACCAAGGAGCGCATCGCTAACATCTCTGGAGGCGTAGGCGTTATCTATGTAGGGGCAAACTCTGACATCGAGCAGAAGGAGCTGAAGGATAGAACTGATGACGCTGTGTTGGCTGTGAAAGCTGCACTAGAGGAGGGCGTACTTCCAGGTGGAGGCATCGCTCTGATCAATGCTGGTCATAGCATATGGCTATCCAAGATTGGTACTAACCTAGACTATGACACCGCTGCCGCTATGATGCATGACGCAGTAATTGAGCCTTTCGCTACCATCATGCGTAACGCTGGAAAGGACTTCATCGAGATTGGCATCAAGCTTGAGAATAATATTAAGAATTATGGCTATGACGTCAAGAACGATAAGTTCGGAGACATGATCAAGATGGGTATAATCGACCCTACGAAGGTTACTCGAACAGCGTTAAAGAACGCTGTGTCTGTGGCCACTACGATACTAAGCACGAACGCAATTATTACAAATATCAGAGACTATGAAGGTTCTAAGTAAGTACATACTTGTAACTGAGATAGTTGCAAAGGAGACCACCGCTGCTAGCGGACTATTTAACACGTCTATGGCGGTCGAGAACATGAGATACCAGGAGGCCTTAGTGGTCATGCCTGGATCTGATGTTGATAGCGTGAAGGTTGGTGAGACCGTTGTGTACGACCGTGCGCAGGGTCACCACGTCACGATCGATAATGTAACGTATAGAGT